AGGTTTCGCAACAACTTGGTAGAGATCAACTTGAGTCTGTTCGTAACCCCAAGAGTCAACGAACAGGTCACCGACCTTAACGCCGGCGGCAAGTTCTGCTGCCTTGACTTTCTGCGCTTCTTTACGTTTTGCGCGATACTCGGTAACAGCGAGACGATTATCAATGAACTCTTGTTGCGCTTCATACATGCGTTCAACACTACGGTAACGAACGTGGTACTCAGTCTTGTAACCAAGACGGGCACGAGGAGCAAGACGGTCGCACTTGGCGATCATACGTTCTTCATCAATAGTAAGAATAAGGTCGTGTTTCGCGAACAACTCAATCATTTCATTTTTCATAATACATCTCTCTCAATCAATTAGGTAGCTATTATAACATAACTGGGAACAATGTCAAGGGCCCTAGCCAAAATAATTTAAATATTTTTCTCACGCAGGTGTCTTATTTTTGCTTCAACGATATCAAGAACACATAACTCAGTTCCCCCGATGTGCCACTTATAGAGTTCTCCGCCTCTACTTTTAACCCCACCGTCATAATCTTTCCAGTCATACACAGTGATCGGAGTTTCTTCTCCGTAGAAGTTATATCCAACGAACTCCCATTCGGTACAAATCTTATCTTCTACATCAAGCGCATCACGAAGATAGGTAGGTTCTCCAAGAACCTCGACTAACTCGTAGTAAGTGGCGTCAATGTAACCTTTTAAACTAGTCATCATAAAACCTCAAAAATAATAAATGGTGGGAGGAGCAGTGAACCGAAGTTCCTATTCCTGATTCCAGATGTCTCGGAGACAAGCAGTGAACCCCGAAGGTTCTTAATCAGGAGACCAGACCTCCCCATCAACAGTAGCTATTATACACGATTCAGCTACAAAAACAAGGGCTTTCTTAGAACAATTTGTTATATCAACCTAACTTCTTATTTCTTTTTAGTGGCAGGAGACTTCTTCTTAACGGGGGCCTTTGCGTTAAAGGTCTTTCGTTTGACAGTAGGTTTCTTAACAGTAGGTTTCTTCTCAGGTGTCTCTACGGGAGCCTTAACAGTTTTCCGCACCTTCCTTTTGGGTTTTGTCACAGTTTTCTTTGGTTGAGGAAACTTTTTAGACAGAAACTCATTGACTGATAACCCGCACGTTCTCAACTCCTTTATAAAACGTCTGTGGGAGTCCATGTCCCACCCGTGAGCGGGTTCCAAGAACTCACCGTAATGATCCATCACAATATCAGATAATCGCTCACACTCCAAGGTATCCTTGTCGTAGAGGTACCTAACCTTACGGTCGTAATTCAACTTAACAATCTTTTCCATTATGCCACCAACTGAACCCGACCATCAAACTCGGTTATACTCATCTCAAAGGGAACGATCATTTCAATACCAACTCGGTTAATATCGAACCGGTCAGAACCGCTGCGAGAGTCAGTCACATATACCTTGTAACCATGACACATAGGAACACCATTGTCGTAGAACATCTCACCCTTCTCAATAACACGACCTACCAGATAACTGTCGGGACGGCCGTCCATTGGTCGGAAGTCAAGCGCTTTAATCATATCACCAACATTCGCTACATTCTCAAATCTCAACATTATATTAAATCTCCTATCTCAGCTAATCGGTTGGTGATGCGTCGGTACTCACTTTTGTAGTACGTTTCGTTATAACACTCCGCAGCATCAATCAACATTACAAGGTCGTTCATCAAATCACCAATTTCACTATCAATCATTTGTAACCTCCCCACCTTACCCACGCATACTGAGGTTTCTGACAAAATTGTCCTATCTCATCAAAACCCAACACAGTGTATCCGTCTAAAGGATCGGTACCTGCTTCATACTCAACGAGATCCCAACCCGCTTTAAACAACTTGACTTCTTTGATATCTTCAATAAGGCGAACTTGCATAATATATTCTCTCTCAACTCAATTTGTACAGCTATTATACTTCTTTTAGAAACAAATGTCAAGGGCCTGAAGCTAAATAAATCAACAATTCCAGATATAAATCTTATCCTGTTTCTTCTTACCTTTCTTCAACGAGTCAACTTTCTGACCCATCTGTTGTTTGAGGTCTTCCTCATCATGACATACCGGTAACCCAAATGATACCGCATCCTCATACATTTTAGGTGATATGTTAAAACAGACGTGACCACCCGTCTTTATGTTATCGACGCATTTCTGCCAGAGAGGTATAAAGAATTCGGTGTAGAACTTCTCATCAGATTCCCAAGGTGTCATATGTTCATATATTTCTAAGTTAACATAAGGAGGGGAAGTAAGTACAAAGTCATAGTCCAGTTTACTGAAATCTACATCAAGAGCACTCTCCCAAATCATATCAAGTTTAGATTTGTCTTCGTCAGGGAACAGAGTGTTTTCAAGTCCGGACTCTTCGTTTAAGAATGTCATCATGTCATCATAGGCATCAACCATTTCCACGTTAGTATCGATACCCGTGTAATCAATCCCTAAACTCCACGCACCTAACATTCGACCACCCCATCCCGCTGTAGGGTCTAGTACACTCTTTGCGTTATACTTTCGATAAAGATACTTGGCGGTTGTTGCCTTAAACATGACAATCGAACCCAAGTTGATTCTAAAACATTCGAAGACATTACCGGCAGGTGTCCTACCTCCACGGTTTCGTTTCTTGGTAGAGTCAATCAGTTTGTCCCATTGCTCTTTGTCGCTGTGGATATCATAGATAGTTTTACCATCTTGACGTTTACACTTTAATAGGTTTTTTAATTGGAAGTGATATAGGAATGGATTGCCCGAGAAGTTATTAGAATTCGCTACGGCGTCGAATTTGTTGAGATTAAACAAATCCTTTCTGAGTCCTGCCACATCGATATTCTTATGATTCTCGATATCTTCGACTGTGACAGAATCCAAATGTAGATTGACTGGTTTTAATTCAACTTTAGACATTAAATAATCTTGATACCTTTTCTTCGGATAATGTGCGGTTTGCGTGTTTGAAGTAATCTGAGAACTTAGCACCACCAGACTGAGTCCACATGTTCCGTAGATAAAAGGCAAGACCTCTACCTTGGTAGTCGGCAGCCTTGAGTCTGGCATTAAATTCGGCAACTCGTTTCATACTTTCTTGTTCGAATTCCTCAATGATTCTTCGCTGCTCTTCGTTTACAATATCTTCGCCCATGTACATCGTAGTCTCATTAGACTTTTCTGAACAGAACAAGTAGACATAACCATCTTTAGGCAGCCCACCATTGTACATAGGAGCATTGTTTTTACTACTCTTACATTCTAATAGAACTACGGTATTGTCTACTTTAAATACGAAGTCCGGAGAGTTGTGTGTACCGGTGGGTTGGGTGAAGTATACATTGTCAGGAACACTATCATGGTGCTCACCTCGCAACAGAGCATCTCGGAAGTCAACGACACTAGTAAATCCTAGACTAGACGCTAGTTCTTTGAAGTCACTCTGAACTAATGAATTGCTCACTAGCACATCTTCTACGGCATCTTCGTGACTCGCTACATTGTGTACAGTACCGCTCACCGCCTGATAGTTTCTGAAGTAAGGTAATGCGATTAATTGATCGTGTATTGCTTTTGATAGATTCATAGTATACTCTCTCACTCAATTAAGTAGCCATTATAACACATGTTTCGATTACTTGTCAATACATTTATCACTTACACGCTAAATAAATTTCTCTCTCAGTACCATACGCCTCGTGCTCCCAAGGATGGTCTCTATAGGCAACTCCAACATACTCAACACCATCAAAGGTCTGCTTCGTAGTCAGACAAGTCTCGCCATCATCGTTTGTTCTCAAAACGAATCCATTATTGATCAGTCGACCAGATGCCATCTGTTTTGCGTGAACCATTTCGTGGGCAATATTTACCATCAGATCTTCCATAGGGATTCTACCTTCAGAATCACTGCGAGCAAGTTCAATAAAAACCTCTTCATCATCACCGTTACAGTAACCACCGGCATCACCATCACAACGGGGTTTGAAGTCTAAGTCAAACAAACATTCTTCAAACTCATCCAGACCTAAGTGACTGTACACTCGACCTACGTAGTCTACCAGCTTCTGACTGGTAGTACCCTGAACAATCATGTTATACATTATAATGTAATCTCAATTCGTTCTGTAGGAGGATTCAACTCTCTGAACCCTTTAGACTCAAGAATCTCACGAACACGTTCACGGTCAAGAGTGTCACCGCCACCCCAATGATCAGCAATGTCCATACACTTGACAGCGTACTCAAGGATAGCTTCTTGGATATCAGGGATACCACACCCAAGGTCGTATATGCCATCTTTGCCATAGAACAAGTGGACATAGTCACGGAAGTCATTTAACGCAGCAGGAAAATTCATAATCATCTCTCTCTCAATCAATTAGGTAGCTATTATAACATAACTGGACACAGAGTCAATAGCCTACTTAGAACTATTAAGCATATCGATATGCGCTTTTATTTCTTTTCGGTTTAACTTGCGAAACTTGCGTCGTGATACACCCCAAGATTTCAGGGGAGCGGTGAATACCTGAAGGATTCCGGTATTGCGAGGAACGTAACCTATGAGGTCAGTGCCTTTGGTTACATAAGTGTGGTTAGGTACATAATCATAAGTACCCCAGTCAGTAATTTCTTCGCGCCACATAAAGTGACAGGCATCTTCATACGTCATCAACTAATCTCCAACATTCATAATATCTTCTAATACTAGATAGGACACCATAATAGTCATCCTGATTATCTGTGCTAAACGCTAACCACATCACCAATATGACACGGGCGAAAAACATTCTCATGACATCCACTCAGGGGTCACCGCATTTTTCCAAGTAGCAAAGGCACTCTTCTCTTCACGATAGTAGTTACGATACCCGTCAACTACATCATCGCGTTTACAATGGTCAGGCATACACTGCGGCATCACTGATTCATGTGCGGTCTGTTTGATATTCTTAGGTGCGAGCCACAACATGGAACCTAAATCTGTATAGGTCTTATGAACACGTCCATAACGACGTTCGTATTCTTTGGCAGTTGCCTGAAAGTGTTTGTACAACCAACGATAGTTCTTGTCATTCTCACGACACCAGATGTTTGATGGGTGATTCACGTGAGATGCTTTATATAAAAGTCTCTCTATCGCGTCACCCGCAAGTCGCCAACGTTTGATGTTACGACCATTCTTAGTCTTATCGGTGTACTGTTCGCCATCAAGTATACGGTGCGCAGTAGAGAGTAACTGACCATACTCAGTGACCATCTTGACTACGTGCTTGTCGCACATCAACTGCGCGGCCTGTACTGGATCGTTATCTAACTTAAAAATGTTCAATCGTCATCTCCCATATTTTTAATTTCTAACCAGATGGCCATGAGTATAGAGATACCTACTAAGCCAAGAACCTCACTAAGCGTGAACGATAAAAGAGTATCAATAAGCATATTTTTCTCCGTAGATTTCACCGAACACTACATCAACTTCTTGGGCAGTCAGAGTATCGTCAACAACAATACAATCGACATCACCGTTAAGCAATAGGAACTCCATCTTGTTAACAAACACATCCTTCGTGGGGTTGTAGTAGTAGGTCATGGTGTTCTCAGTCTTATTCTTATAAACGGTCATAGGGAGATCCATTACACAGTTACCTCAGTATTGAAGATTTCACGCTCTTGGTACATACCAGTCACCTCGGTACTTTCTTTACGGACAACAACATAGGTATTTTCATACCCATAACTTTCGAGTTGCTGTTGGTAAACGAACGCGGTTTGGCGATCATAACATGGGGTGAAGAAACCAGCAAGTGGTTTGTCGGTCTCGGCACATCGAACAACATAGGTAATCTCTGACATAATCTTCTCTCTCTTCTCAATTTGTACAGCCATTATACTTCTTTTAGAAACAAAAGTCAAGGGCCTACGCTAAATTAATTTTAATAACATTTAGATTGGACATGGCATCACTATCGAGAAAGTGTCTGTCCATAGGTTCAGGGCCGGTGGCAATACTGTAGTAGTCAATACCATCACCTGTAAGGTCTTCATGAACAAACGCTATCTGACCTGAAAGGACACCACGAGGAGTGTCCCATTGAATTGTGTCACCAACTGAACCGTACATTATGCTCTCCTCTTACGTGGTTTAAAACCTAGATATTCCATCGCTGCCAGCGGAGAGGATTCTTCACTCAACTCGATATAATCTTCAACTGAAGTAGTCTTACAAAGGAAGTTAACCCACGACTTCCAAGGTTTAGAACCGTACTTGAATCGCGCAATGAAAGTTGGTTGTGGCTTACCGTGCCAAGATGGGTGGCAGTCAGGTCTTGCTACTTCCATGTTGACAGACTTAGTGTGACGACCCTGATACATTAGGTACATACCGTCCCAAGTGAAGTCTTCTTTGTTGAATCTAGTCATAATCATTTACTCTCTTATCTCAATTTGTACAACCATTATACAATACTTCTTTTGAAAACACCAGTGGTAAACGTGACCAACCGAGAAGTGTTGGTCATCAGATATTTACGCTACCATTTCCGCGAAACAAATTCCCGTAGATAGGTTCTCTACCTCCAGATGTTCCATCGCGTTACTGTTTAGTGACACAGTAGTTTTCTCAGTTCGGACAATATAGAAGTCAGCGTTAACTTTTTCAGAAGCAGTCGGAAGGTCACGGTGAATAAATGATACAGTACCCTCTTGGGTCTGCAATCCAGTTCTCCAACGAATAGTTTGACCGACTCTAGCAAACTTCGAATGATAGACAATGGTGTCCATCTTAGCATGAGCGACACATAACGAATTCGGATTCGGGAAAGTATCTTGCGCTTCATACGCTTGCAACTTAGTTGCGTAAGGGCCCGCCTTGCGGAGATTGGTACTGATCGTCATAACATAAAACATAATATCACCTCTATCTAATAAGTCCCTATTATACTCGCGTTTAAAGCAATAGTCAATACTATTCGCCATTTATTTCATGAATAGTCCCTATCCATTCAATTGATATTCGTAGACCAGACCTTTCAAATTATAAATATCAGATACACTAATAATAAAAAAAACTAGGTGTAATATGATCGACCCTATAACGGCTGTGGCTATGGCGACATCTGCGTTCAAGACTGTTCAAAAAATGGTTGCTATGGGACGTGACGTGGAAGATACCTTTGGCCAGATGGGCAAGTGGTACTCAGCCGTGTCAGATTTCAACGAAGCTAAACGCAGAGCATTAAATCCTCCACTATTTCGAAAATTGGTAGATAGGACATCAGTAGAAGAAGAAGCTCTCAACACACTCATCCAAGAGAAAAAGATTCAGCAACAAGAAGCTGAACTAAGAAGTCTGTTAACTTACGCATATGGCCCATCTGGTTATCAAGAACTTATCGAGATGCGTAGAAAGATTCGCGAACAACGAGAAAAGACGATCTATGCTCAGGAACGTAAACGAAAGAATCTTATTAGTAACACGATAAACATTTCAATGATAGGTGCTCTTGGGTACTTCCTATATCTTTTAATTTCTTTCATGTACAGTATCTGGCCACAATGATACACGCATTCGTTCTGACAGTGATGTTAAAGGGAGTCATCGTATCTAATGATATGTACTTCGCTAGCATTAATGTGTGTCAAGAATATGCTCATGCTATAGTACACGGAAAACATACGAACGTCCATCATAACAATATGGTGGGCGCTTACTGTATACCGACCAAAGTCGATCCATCGACAATTACTCTCTACGTCAAGTAATTAATCCATCATTTCAAAAGGGAAACAATCGAGGAACAGTTCACGTTCTAGACGATACGCTTCTTTCTCCCATGGCTGGTTGGTGTAAGCATAGTTGTCAGCGTTACGACCTTTCCATTTCCAGACACCGACAGCAGTCAACTCACCGCGAAGGAACTGGCGAGCGTGAACCATCTCATGAGCGAGTGCCTGCATTTGTTTTAGGAATGACTGGTCACGTCTAGCGATCTGGATTTCAGCATAGTCCACGTCACCTTCACATAGACCTTGCGCAGAGTTATCAAGTTGAGTCTTGAACTTGATAGTGACCATTCGCGAAGTGAATCGGTGAATCTTCAACGCACCCATAAGACGGGCGACGTACTCTTCAACGATCTCTGGTTTGGCGTGACGACCTTCAATACTATACATAACGACTCTCTCAATCAGTTAGGTAGCTATTATACCACCACTAACTACATTATACAACCCCAAAATCATCTTTTTTTAGAACTATTTGGAATATAGTGTAGTGTTTTATGATCATCTGCGCATATTGGCGTGGTCTTTCGCCTCTTGAGCGTCAATTATGGGTACCGCATTACTCTTGTGCATAGTACTGATACCTTTGACTAGAGTACCGGTGTAGTTCATTCTTTCTTTCTTTTGGGTATCATGGATACCACTATCGAGGGATTTATAAACCGGAGTGTCCCTTCGGTAAGGTTCTGACCTCACTTCCATCGGTTCGAACTTAATAGGAGTCTTCTTCTTAGTTGTCCATGCGTTGTATTTCTTCTTTCGACCAGAAGCATATGTTCTCATATTACCGTGCATCATAAAAAACCTCACTTACTGTAACTACTAAATACATGTAACAGTGCTATACTATCCAACCCTGTTTGGAATAGAGATTATAACACACAAATAAGCTTCTGTCAAATTTATTTGAGTATAAATAACACCATGAAAGATTATAACTTCGATTTCGGGTTTACTGCTGTAGATGAGACTGAACTAGATGCTGTTCAGGAGGCACTCTGTGCCGCCAATGAGAATTCTACGACGGCCAGTGAACTCGAACAACGTTTAGACAATCTGTACAATGCGGTTCAACCACTACTATCTAACCTAAAGAAGAATCCTGAAAAGGAGTATATCTTATGGCCGAACCGTCTTGATAAGATTGAAGAATTTGAAACCCACATTCAAAACATTTACATAGGACACTAACCCAATGTTTTACAGCCCAAAAAAAGAACTCATCCTCCGTGACTTGAATGAAGATGGTTCAGCGTTTTATCAATTTGTATATGGTGGGGAAAAGGAATCACTTGCCCTTGAATTGAGCACTCAGTTAAAAACTATTCTTCACGAAGACGGAAAATATTTGGCATACCAGAACTCGGATGTGAACACAATAGAAGAAGTTCTCAATCGAGTACCAATGTTTCTTAACATGTTAAAGCATCGCGGATACAAAAATATCCTATATGTGGGCCATTTCAACGACGGTCAAACTAGCTGGATTCTAGACGAGTATGCTGACCGTACATTGGATGTGTTGCCTCCAGAACGTTCAGGACTGGGTTCTCAGATTGATCCTAATATCATCGTCCAGTTCCTACCATTGTTACACAAAGCATTCAACTACCGTGGGGGCTTTAAAGTAGCACGACCAACTCGACCACAGCACCGTGGCTTACTTTATTCCTTGTATGGTCTGAATGGTCTTCGAGGCCATATGGTTCAGGCATCTAGTCAGTACAGTCATGGTAACTTGGATTGGACTGTTGAGTCTACAGAAGAGAAATTTGATGCTGTAGTATTCTTAGGTTGTCCTAAGTATGATAACAGGGCGTTCTCTTTCAGAGAAGTATATGACCAATTTGCGCAATACTGTACTCCAGACTTTGAACTAGTCGACTTGTACTATGGTGCACCCGACGCTGGTAAGTGGGTAGGTGGTGAGAAGAAATCAACTGTTTCAGACATCGACGTAGCATTCACTACTCGTTCTCAATGGGATTCAGAAATTAAAGATGGTGGGGGTCGACCAGAAGAGGTCGAGAACTTCCGTCGTATGCTAACCGTATTTTAAGAATATCCCCGGCAAGGATAGGGGGAGCATTGCGCTCCCCTTTTTTTTATATCAGTAGTAATATAATTCCGGCGATACCACACCATATCAAAACATTAGGGTAAATCGTCCAGCACATTTTGAAATCACGTGCGGTTATCAACACAAATTCTTTTACTTTTGGTGCGTACTCTTCATATAATTCTTTTAGTTTGTCCTTCATAGTTTTTCTCCTACGACAACAGTAACATTGGTGGGTTTGATGAATTTTAACTTATCATGGCTATGATACACGAAAAACTCTGTTTTGTCAAACTCTTGGAAGAACTTTTGCCAAATAGGTCTCCAGTTACTTGCCATGCGGTGTACGTTCAGTGCGCTTCTATCACTCTGTAAGAAGTTATCAGTAAAACTGTCTAGGTTCATATCAAACATAGAGTCAAACCCGTACATGTGAACTTCCTTCGCCTGCATAACACGACACGCATAGTCTACCGCCATATGACCGCACGAATAGTTTGTGGCAGCATCTTCTAGTTTCTGACCCCTAAGTTGTGCGTACGTTGGTATGTAGGTGTGAAAACCCTTGATGTTCTGGGCATACTTCATGTAGAATGTGGGATTCTTTTCCATCCACCGACGAGGTCGCGTCCCTAGAATCCAGTCGTACATATCTAATTGTACTGACTGATCTTGTAGCGCAGTCATCATTTTGAAGTCTACCATACAAGAACCATAGACTTCTTCTTTATCTAGTGACATAGGGGGCATGTTACATACCAACAGCAGACCACTAGACCCACGTTCGAACATGGTTGCGTGATCTCCGTTACCTAAGACGTTAACTTTCATTTCAATATCCTACAGAATGTATTCTTTAGCGTGGTTTTCTTTAATCATGAGTTGATTGAGGTTTACTCCTTCGACCTCAATCTCTCCTAGTATACGTCCATACTTACCCGTCTTATGGGTTGTTAGTTTGACTTGTGTCCCTACTGGGGCATGTTCTTCGGCGAATCGTGCGGCCTCTTTCCCAAGAGACTTTTCGGCAAGATCTCTAGTGCGAGACTCAGGAGCATCAATACCCCATAAACGAATACGCTGATTACCATAAACAAGACCGAACCCAAGATCAATGTCAACGTCAACAGTGTCGCCATCAACCCATCTTTTAATTGTTGCGATATACACATACATTATTTTCTAAAACCTCGTGACTTGTCTAACGCACGTGAACCAAACCAAAACGAGATGATAGCGGCAAAGATTGCTTTAGTGTCATCGTCCCATAGTATAGCTATTGCGTTATTAAAGTCAACACCGTCCTCGGCGTTCATTGCGTTCATTAAGAGAGTAACCTCAATAACAGCAAAAAGTCCAAAGAAACTATATGTGATTATAGGGCGTACCGACTTCTGTAGTCCGGCGATGAACCCTGTACCTTGGTTGATTGAGATGTCATGTTCGATTAGTCGGGCATGCTCTTTATCTGCCGCCTGCGTCTCAAACATTTTCATATCGTGGTCGAATCCGGCAGCACGTAGTTCAGCCATCTTCTCCATCTTCTTTAATTCAAATTCGTTGTCTCTTTTAGACTTGAAGTGATCCGTTACCGCAGGGACAAGGGAACCCGTCAAACCTAATAGTGAACCTAATAATCCGCTTAACATTATATTATTCTCCTATTGGTGCCAGTAGTCTTTAACCCACTCCTGTGGCTCATATGTGCGCACGGGTGTGGTAATGGACTCTGACATAGATTGTATGATACTTGGTCTCCCGTGGAAACATATTATGGAAACGTCTTCTATGTTATCGGGGTACACTTCGTATTTATATGATTTTAACTCATCTGGGAATACTTGCTGTAGTAAGGTACGATTGGTTATAGTTTCGTTGAGGTATTCCCCATCTCCTCGGAACTCTTTTGTCACGATAACTCTTTTAAAGAAAAACTCTTTGTACACCCAATCCATACTTTCAGAGTCCCATGCCATGACACCACTCTGTAGTTTATCTTTTAGATGTGGTTGATGTTCATTCACATGACCTAGGTCTTCTATACCCATAAATCCACCGGTATAGTTTAGTAACCAGTCTATGTTGCCTACAATCAAAGTATCGAGGTCTAGGTATACCATCCTACCGTAGATATCTCCATCAAACAGTTGTAGTTTGTTCCACCAACCAGTAAGGCCTGGCTTCAGAAACTTGGTGTCGACACCATCTATATGTCTATCACTCAAACACACAAACTTATGACGTACCGTAGTGTTTCTTTCAACTCCAGCCTTCAGATTACGGACATAGTCTTCAGAGAACTTGTCTCCCCAAAGAACGCAGCATACTGTTACCATTAACTGGCTATCAACTTAATGTCGTCATAATCGATTACAGCGCACTGTATACCATCTAATTCTACTGCCATCGCTTTGCCCCAATCAAAGTAGATTGTACTACCCGCTGAGATAGTTTGATGTTGTGCGACTTCAATACTCATACTAACTACCGTGGCAGGTTTATGACCCGTAGGTTTTATTCCTGATATAATAAGACCACTAGCAGTCTTCGTGTCTTGTTCTTTTTGTGCGGTAACTAAAACGTTATTATGTAAAACTTTCATCATTTTTCCAATTTATAAAGAGAGGTAAAGTATTCACCCCTACCCCCTAATTTATATGTTTACTAACTACACTTCTGTTATATCATAGTTCGAGTCATAGTTATGTTTAGCGAGACATCCAGTGACATTCTGTATGGTGGTAAACGTATCTTGAGCCTCTGCCGACCACGGATAATACTCTTCCAGCCAATCAAAACGTTCTCTCGATAGATAAACATCTGTAGTCATTGCGTGAAGTGGAGCAGCGTCAATTAGTCGTTGAGCACCTTCGGGTGTTACGATATATGCGTGTGCGCCTGGAAAGTAAGGTTTAGATGTCAGTCGTCCCCAACCAGAAGAAGGTAGTAGGAATTTGCCGTACGAAGGTTTCCCTATGTTCCCCACATATTTTGGTAGTGTCGTGGGGATAGGATTGTTCACTACCGCGTCATGCTCAAAGATAACGAACGGTTCGTTTTGTTGAACACAGTTTTTCCACAGGGAGTAGTGAGAAAGGAATGCGGATAAAGAATTTTCTAGACGAGAGTAACGTCCTTGGAATCTACTGATAGGAATAACTTCACGGTTACATATACCTAGTATATCATCTTTAGGGGTGATTGCGTCAAACTTGACGACATCCAACCCGTAGTCTTTTGCTGTCTGTATACATCTGTCCGCGACTTGCTCGGACTTCTCATGGTCTTTGATTGTGATAACGAAAGCTTTCATAAAAATCTCATATAAAAAAGCGGACGTGGAGTCCGCTCTTTGAATTACTGTATACTAATACTTATACGTTATAGAAGTGTGCGTCTACGCTAGCAGCTTGTTCGCGTTCAATCCAGTCCGCATAAACGTCAACCTTTTCTAATAGATTGCTTCCAGAACCCTTACGCAAATTACGGATACCTGAATCATCAACAACCTTATTGATTGCTTCAAAATTTACTTGAACTTCTTTACGAATCTTACCGTAAGAGTCAGTAGTTTTAGGACTTAGGTGATCAATTACTTTAGTAAGAACTGTGTGAGTGTTTTCCACAAGATTCTCGTATGAAACGTCTAGAGCGTAGGTTAACAATTTAGAATCTCTATTGAACATATCGAGTAGAGAATAACCCATGTCTTCTTTCAAGAAGTCTTCGAAGGACATGCCTACTGAATACTCTCGCCATAGATGAGTTAACACATCTTTTTCGTCACGATGCATTCTAATAAAGTTGTGAGAAGTTAACTGGCCCGCCTCTAGAGCAAAGATAAAGCTGCCCATAGTACTAATGTCTGTCCACGGGCAGAACCCTAGACATGTACTTTGTAGGCTGTTCCACTGTACTTTTCGTGCGTTTACAGCATTTTGTAGATTAGAACCAAAATCTGCGCCTTCCACTTCGCGTAGATACATTCCATATAGGTTCTGTAATAGATCACCACCAGCTCCGGCAGCACCTACAACGAAAAAGTTGTCGGCAGTTCTTACTAAAATATTTTCCATTGAGATTAACTCTCCGTTACGGGTTTTTAAAAGATTACTGTTATTTATAAGATTTTATTGTCTGATATTACCTAATCACGGTAATCATTCAAATCGAACTTTGTGCCATGCATTTTCATGAGGTCTCGTTCGTGATTAGTGTACACCAATACTTCGGGGTCTTCGATCAAGAAGTCGCAACTCTTACAGAAATCTGGATAATCTCCGGTTCGGTGTTGTTCCCGTAGAGTCTCGTACTCTTCACCAAAAAAGATGTCTGCGATATTATCTTCGGAACAGTGACCAAGAACTGCCTCTTCATCTCGACCAAGAACCTGACAACATGGATGTACAGCACCGGTCTTCTTATCAAGACCACCGGCACGGATTACTACATCCGGAGAGAATGGTCGGCCACAAGTCTTGATCTTACCTTTACGTGCGTTATCACCAATATCCCAAGCGCCAGACCAGTTATGCATCTTCCATATCTCGGTCTTGACGCCTAGTTCATCAACCAAGGTCTTGTACTTCTCTAGTTCCTCGTCAATGTTATTGTTGTCTGTGATTAGGTGGTAGGTAGATACTACACAGTCCGAACCCGACTCTTTGACGTACGCAACCATCTCTTCGATGTTACGTCTAATCTGAGCGTAGTGTCCTCCTACTGCGTTGTACATCCACTTACTATAGTCTTGTTCGTCCGAACCGATGAATGAGAATCGATAGAAGTCCAGACCAGCATCAACACAATCTCTCATGTACTGACCTTCCATCTTAAATCCGTTAGAGAAGATGAATGCCTTAGCGCCGTACTTCTTCACTACCTTAATGTACTCCGGTAGGTTCTTAGCCATGGTGGCTTCACCCGAACCATCTAGGTTGACAACGTTCAATCCGTACTGCGCACAATCCGCAACGTACTTCTCGAACTCATCGAGTTTCATGATGCGGCGAAACCCTTTATGTCGTCCACCTTCACGTAAATCTTGTGGACACATAGAGCATGAATAGTTACATCCCCCCGCGACCTCGATTACTGCGCGATCAATCTGAAATGTTTCTCTAGTCATTTCCATAGTATTTTCTCACTCTTTTTTCAAAATTAACTGCTTTACGTTTAGTGTGTCCTAGAAGTACTTCTATATGTTCTAACCACCACCATACACTCTTGTCGGCATATGATATTTCGGTACGTAATCTTAACGCATGTGGAGTATGATATTTAGTCACTCCTTCAGAACTGATTACAGCAAGCGGCCGCTGAAAGTTCTTCGCAATATAGTGCCATATTCCATCGTAACACAAAACCAACCTTGAGGTTGAGATGAGATACATTGCTTCTGATACTGGAGTCCTGTATGATATCTCGTGACACTCAAACCCTTTGTCGCGCAACAACTGTATCGCCGTGTCCCAATCACTCTGAGTAAATAAACGTTTCCATGTTCTCGGTTTTTCTGCGTTCCAAGTAGGTCTCCAAAAGACTATGCGGTTATCTACTGTCTTTTGGAATGCGTCTTTTCGAAACAACCATTCATTATCAGGTATATCTCCACCCTCTTCGTCACTATATGCGCCAGACTCAAAAAAGAATCTCGCCTTGTCCCTTTGTATTGCGGCTACTCTACGTTCACCATTTGTTTCCAAAACAACATCATCGTCATACTTCCAGTCAGTATATCTTCCGGTGGAATTGAATATGTGATGAACCATAACCTTTTCTTTTTGGTGATAAAAGTTATGTATGTACTCTAGTCGTTCAATAATAGTTTCGGGGTCTTCGAAGTGGTGGTAGTAGTCTTCACCGTGCTCCCAATGGAACTCTAGGTTTACTTTGTCTAAGTTATTGTCGGCTACATGTTTATGGGCAGAATTTAGTGCCCACATAAAATCACCAACTCCAGGCGTCCCTCTCCAAGTGATTAACTCGGAGGTTAGTATTACTTCAGACGCCATCAACTGGAACTATTTTTTTTAGCACTTCGACCAGAGCTAGTAGATGTGTATAGTCCAAACCATGCGGCACCAGCACCAACTACCACAGATATGAGACCTGCCTGTGATGCGTTGGGTACCGGTATTAGCATGAACCATTTTACTGTTTCTATCAATAGATACATGTACACGCTGATAAAAGCGCGGGGGAAGATGCGGTAGGCATCTAATACCTCAGAAAAATCCAATAGGGGTTGAAACCTATTGACACTAGTTTCCTTAGTAGAGGTATTAAGTTCTACCTCCAGTTCAATCTTCTTTCTTATTGGTTGTACATCTTCGGTCATTAGAAAACCTTTACACCGTATTTTTGTTCCCACAACTCTGCGTCGTGCTCGTCATTGACCATAGGTCTGCCACGAATGTTCAATGATGTATTTAGTAACATTGGTACTCCAGTTCTTTCGTAATATTCTTCAATAACTTTACGGAATACCGACTCACAATCTTTTTTGACAATTTGGACACGAGCGGTGCCATCTACGTGAGTGACAGGCGCATAGTCGTGTTTCGCAATTGACGTAAACTGCATATACTCGTTCATAGGCCCTTCGAAGTATTCATCTGCGAACTCTTCTAGGATAGCTGGTGCGAATGGACGATATTTCTGTCGACGTTTAATCGTGTTGACAGTGTCCTGTATATCGAATCGTACGTCCGCGATTAAAGAGCGATTACCAAGTGCACGAGGGCCAAACTCAGCACGGCCATTAGCGATTCCGCAGTACTTGTGACTAAGAAGATGGTCGACAACTTCAGTCGGGTTAATAGGTCGTTGTATATCATATCCACTATATGGACTCCATATTAGTTTATCTTTACCAGTTGCTTTTGCCCAAGACATCGCAGCAGTACCCAGACCAGAACCAGCATCTGTTGGCGAACACGCAATGTGGACTTCATCGAACAATTCAAATAGACGTGAGTTGATTACAACGTTCTGCGCACAACCCCCAGAGTAACATAGTTTCTTACCATATTTAGCAGCTTCGGTCATAATCTGCATAATCGCATAATCAGCGAAGTCTTGTACCGCACGTGCGGCAACTTTGTCTTCTACCGCTTTCACCTTCGCACGTAACTTTTCACGAAACATTACGCGATCTTGTTCACGTTTAGAGGTTTTGATATCACCGACTGAGATACCTTCCGCAAGTTCTGGAGCAAGGTCTTCTAGGTCTTCCCACCATGAAATCAACCAGTCGGTAATCGCCTTAGACTCAGGTGAAGTGGCATGGTACGCAGAGAGTCCCATAACAACGTATTCATCTTCGAGTGGACGTAGTCCAAGGAACTTGGTAACTGTCGTGTAGACGAGACCAACGGACTTAGGGTATTGCCATTCTTTGATGAGATTAAAGTTGCTATCCATGATGGTAGCACACTGTAACTCACCGACACCGTCGATTGACACAAGGACTGTATCATGTTTGTCGTCCCACGGACGCGTGTAGAATGCGGCCGCACAATGTGACTCGTGGTGCATATGGTTGACATCGTACGTCAGACTATCGGGAATAAGCATACGACCGAATGTTTCTTCTGCGGTTTCCGGTCGTTTAGCTAAATGGTCGGTGCTTCCTTTTACTCCAGTCCCTCCGCGCATATCGAACTTAACCGTATGGTCTTCATAGAATGATACATGGTCTTCATCTGATACCATATCCCAGAGTTCATCGGGGATAAGAGGATCATTCTTCTTCTTAGAATATCGTTCGCCGTGAGTAGCGAAATCTACCTTACCTGACTCATCAATGATCGCAAAACCACTATCGTGATAATGCTCACTAAAACCAACATACTTCATCATTCACCCTTGAATACTATTAAATTTTTATTTATACAAACACTAAAAGGGTCGGATTACCCAGTAATAATATTGTAAATTTCTTTCCAGTTCTGTACGCGAGTCGCATGACCTTCATAATCCGCATTATTATTATGTGCCATTAAGATAGATTGTAGACCCACTCGAAATCCAACATCCGCATTTTCTGGTTTATCTTCGACCCAGAAACATTCAGTTCCAAGATAATCTAATAGTACTTCATCTTTATCCGCACCACAGTCGAGGTAAACAAACTTCTCGAAGGCACCGGGCCCAAACAACTCAATCAAGTTCTTTGTACGTAAGTACTGAGAATAGTGGTTATCACTCAGACTAGTGATTGCGTGGAACACATATCCGTGGTCTGAATGTAACTTCTTAATATACTTGACCGCATCACGCAATGGTGGTAACTTTCGTATGTTGGCAGATTCGTTAAACATACGAACTAACATTTTGGCAAATGGTTTCTCTAAACCGTATTGCTCGGCAACATCATACACTTCAGGTTTATGTTGAGTAAAACCGTGACGAGTCATCCATTGGTCGAATGCGTACATCCAATCTAATAAGACACCATCACAGTCAACTAAAATTACTTTATCTTTCTTCATTATAATACACCATCTCTTACATCTTTCATTATATAAAATACTTCTTCTTCTGTATACCCCAACTCTACTAATAACTCTCTTTTGAGGGCACTCCAATCAGGATTCTCTGCGTCATATATGTAACGTCTTATCGTTTGGGCAATAATTGAGTCTTCATACTCCATAAAAAAACCTCTCTGTTCATTCAAATACCTAGGTATTATACAATAAATCAGAGAGGCTGTCAAGGCTTATTTTGAAAATATCTTAACTAATTTCGTTTATCCGTGTACGTAGAGTCTGTATCATTGCTATATTCTTAGCAATAGCGTATAACATAGGATTCCCGTTATCGATATCATTCATGTCATCCAGACATTTACTATACTCTTCATCTAATATAGCCAATACCGTATCTTTGTCTATCATGGTATTAATGCTCTTTCCCACGGCATCTCCTTAAACCTCCGATCATTCCAGTGCCTGACCATGTCGACCTTCCACTCACCACCGGTATAGTGACAGAACCTAGCAATATCAAAGAACTTCTCTTCGGTGGCGTAGTGCGGACTGTCGTTCCACGACTGGTCAATGGTCTCTACATCAAAGTCATGTTTCATCAACTGTGCTGAGATGTACGGTTGGTCATTCATGATTGACATATGGAAGTCTCCAGTATAACACCAATCTTCCCACTTGTCAAACAATTTACGCGCTTTGAGCCGTGCCTCTTTAGTCCATATGACAACACCCGTATTCATGATAAGTATCTTAGACGGACGATTAGGTGGCATCACGGGGACGATAGGACAGTCGTGCATCTCAAACTTACGAGCAAAGTCACGATATGTAGATTCTTTATAATCCCAAGAGTTATAACCACCACCATTTGCGGTAACGAAGTCTGACTCTAGTACGCCATAGACTTCGGCACCACTTTGAGTATGGTCGAAAATATCTTCTTTGGTGTTTACTACAATGTCTGTATCAACGAATAGTACATCGTCATACTGATCAAACATGGGGTCTAACCAGATACGTGCGCACTCATGTAATAGAGAAGTTGAACACCCATGTCCCTTGGTAGCGACACGTTCATCAGAATAGATATGATCTGCGCCAATATGTTTGGCATAATGTTCGAAGGACTTACGAGAGATACTTGCTACTTCTTTATATAAAGAAGAACGTGTTCCATCCCATCCTTTAATATCACCACGTGCGTCTACCGCATCGCTTACAATCATGTATTGAAATATTGCGTTCTTAGACATTTTCTAACCTTACCATTAATCGTTCGGCACGATTTGTCACTTGCTTGTGCCAACGCGAATCCCTACCTTCAATAGCAGCGGTTTTCCAATCACCATTATTAATTGCGGTATTCATGTTCTTGAATTGGCTCAGTCTCGGTCGACCCATATTAAACATCATGTTAACCAAGATTTGTTGGACTTCGTCTGGTAGACAAGAGAACCCGTCTCCGTATAGTACAGTGCATTCGGAGATTGCTGTGTCGAGGTCTTGGTCGAATGCCTCAGCAACTCTTTCTGGGGAAACTTGTGTTCCGACCTTAGCGCCGAACTCGCCGTCACTTTCCTTGATAAGGTGACCCACGCCGAACGTAGGATAGTTGAGGTGGTCGAGGTAAACCTCATAGACAACTCCTTCATCAATTTTCAGTTGCTCAAATACTTCTTCGCGATTCATATTATTAATACTCTATGTTTTGATGGTATTATCTTTACCAGATGTTTTCTTGATATGTTTTAGATGTTCCTGCCAACCAGCACCAGCCATAGTAAGCGCAGACTTGGTACCTGATACTATAGCAGGTACGGAACCTTGTGGATAGTAGCGTTCCCAATCGGGATTGTCTTTACGCCAATCGTCATATTGGGAAATCCGGAGAAACACACTTTGTGTCTCTCCGCTTTCGTTGTGCTTGAAATCATAATTTGGCATAATGTGACCATCCTATATTTTAATCAATCGATACGACAAGAATCTCACTCATACGTTCTTGAAGAGATGCGTCACCTCCTTATCAGTAAGTTAAATAACTCTGGATTGCGTTCGATGTTCGATAACTCGTTCGCTCTGATAATGAATTTCTTCGTCGCAATGATGCGACATATAACTGCTTCTCTAAATTTAACATATGATACTCCTAAGTAAGTTTAAGTTTCAGATCATAATTAAGATTTGATTAGGGATGGGTATGCCTCCTGTACTAGTTTTTTGGTTAAAAATTTAACGGGGGTTTTCTTATTCGTCATACTTACGACAAATTCTGCGTCTTCGGGGTGAATAGATTCTAGCGTCTGAACATAGATGCTTTCGCGTCTGTATGCTGGGAGGTCATCGCCAGCCCCACCCTTGACGAACAACCCGAATCGTTTGTGTAACTTCAACAAAGTCGAAGGTACTGACTCAGGTTTGTTTGGAGTGAACGGAGGTCTACCTTCAGGTAGGTTAAATACTAGAGTGTCATCATAGGTACCTCGAAGGATATCCTTAAACGCTCCGACGGATGCGTATTTTTCCAATACTGCTAATCGACTTTGTTTATTGGTTGCTTTAGAGAACTCTTCGAATATTTCGTAGACTTGTCTTCGTCGTTGTTGCGTTTGTGCCATGATCTATACCTTACTGATTAAATAACATTGATATGTCGCTTTACCGATAACTATCTCTTCTTTGTTCTTACAACTCTCTAGTAAGTTGCTTAAGACAAAATCGTATCGTTGTACAAGCAATTGATGCTCGATATCTTTTTGATTCGATAGTAGTATATATTCATTTTTTATCGATACTGCTACAGAAGCCCAGACTAGTGAATATATAGTCAACAAAATTAATGCGGTACTTAGTTTAATTTTCATAATAGACATCTTTTATTATCTATTTATCTAATTACCTAAATTCAACCGCCATAATTAATATCCGCCTTTATTAAACCAACCCTTACCTTTGAGTTGGAAACCATTTCCCGGCACGATTATCTTATCAAGTGTCTTTTTCTCGCATACAGGACATTCAGTTAACTTATCGTCCGACATACTTTGACGTATGTCGAACTGGTGTTCACACTCTTTACATTTATACGTATAGGTCGGCATTATCTAAACGTTACCCTATCCCATTCTTCGGGACTCGCATCATTAAGTCTTCGACCAGAATCATGTAGATCCTCAGATGTTTGGGAATAACGTTCATCAGCAACAGGTTCTTCATCCTTAAACATTGCTTCGAGATTAGACAGCATGGAATCAATAGTATTTCTAGACCGAAGAGCCTCCTTCTCATAGTCGTAATACTCACCGAGACTCTCTTCGTATGCTCTCCACAATCTCTCAAATTTTACTGAGTATAATTCCTTAACACCCAACATCAGATTCATAATCTTGTCAGCATGTTCTGGTTTCATACCAGTAAAGAACTCATCATCTCCAAAGTATTGGAGTAAAACGTCGACATCATCTACCACTCTCCAGCAGTCCATGATTTCGGTTTCTACCTTTTGTATTTTATTAGTCATTTTGGACTCCAAATAGTACTGTTTTCAAATCAGGTTCACTGAAAGTCGGCGGTTTCATAATCTTGCCAGTTTCTGGATTGCGCACAGCAACACCATCGACAAACTTGCTCATGTTAGATCGTTTGACCTCCTGCCAGACATCATTAAAATCGATATCAAGACTTGATGCCATACCCATGATAACCCACACCATGTCCGCCAAAGCATCAGCAACCTCTACAACATCGCCTGCGTTGTACGCCTCTAAACACTCAATATACTCTTCAGTAATCAAATCCATATACAATTGAATCTGGTCATGGTTTTCATTTGGAGTAGCATAAAGATGTGGGCCTGATAATTCGCACGGAATTTCCTGACCACCAATCATCATAAACTGTTCTACATCGTCCTGATAAGTAGTGTCCTTGTTCATCGCCTGTTGGAAATGAAGGAGATCGAGTTTACGACCTTGCGTAGTACGTTTATCTTCTTTTGGGGTTTCCATATTGTTCATTGCCTGTTTAATAATTTATATGTGAAGTATACACGATTATAGTCTGGGTGTCAAGTCTTACCAAGGCGTCTTAATTTTCTTGAATGGTTTGGAGATTGCGTCTCCCGCTTTCTTTCCGGTATCAACAACAGCATTACCCGCATTGTTGATTGGTTGCGCAACTTGCTCGACCGCTTTAGTAGTTTCTTTTACCACTGTGTTAGCACCGTCGACAACTGCTTCTTGTGCTGGTTTGGTATCTACTGAAACACTGGCATCAACATCAACACCAACGATTAGAGCAACTTTACCATCAACACCAATAGTAGCAACACCATCATCCATAGTGGCACCTCCACTAACGTTACCACCTACTTGTGCGCCCGCACTTACGCCTGCGCCTACTTGTCCACCATTGCCGCTATCATCGTATGCGCCAGTGGATGCTCCAACACCAACACTTGCTCCGGCGACCGCTCCCGCATGTCCTTCGACACCATCTGCTCCGACACTACCGCCTACGCCTGCTTTTGCTTCAGTTTTTGCTCCCGCAGACACACCTGTAGTAATTGTCACGTCACCAACATCTGTTGACACATCTGCTCCCGCTTCTACACTCGCACCTGCGGAAACGCCTGCTTCAGCTGTCGCATTACGTCCATCAAATCCCGCCTCAGCACCTGCGTCAATATGTACTTCTGCCTGTGCGTGTTGACCAGTTTCCACATCACCGAATCCATCGATACGAGTTTCCTGATTCGCCTCTGCTCCGGCATGTGCTTCAACGCCTGCGCCAGCACTTACGCTGCTATCTGTTTGTTCGGTACCTACTGATGCACTAGCACCTGCTTGATCATTTCCTGCTTTTACTTCTTCGGACATTCTGTTTCTCCAATTAGTGTAATATATTGAATATCTTTTTGTTGTTTGATTTGTTCTATTTGTAAACTTCTCACTGACTCTGAGTTTTCGTGAATAATTTTACTAGAGTTTTGAATATGTATCTCCAATTTACCTATCTTAGCTAAAAGAGAATCTACTTTGATTTCGTAACGTACGACAACACTGGTCATCGCAACTACTGCCACAATAACAGAAATGATAGTTTTTAAACTTATTTGTATCTCAGTATTGTCGTCTATCATCTATGAGTCGTCCTGCGTAATAAAGATTTTGAGGGTGCGATTATCGTCTTGTAGACTGTATTGAACACTTTCATTTTCACGTAAGTAACGAACGTAGGTACGGCCTTCGCAGTCTATCACTTCAAATCTATTGATGTTATTCATTTCATTAGGGGTCATCATCTTAGTAGCTCCTTCCAATCCTTACAAGTTCTTTTGTCATCAGGTTCCACCAGTTCGACTTTAACATCCCCTGAAGTTCCTTCACTAACTTCCTGCATTTGTTTCCATATACCGGCAGTATTCATTCTCAGACATTCCTGAGTCTTGTCGCATATGTATCGACTACCACTACCACCAATAAAGATAAAAGAATCAGCGGTCTCTTCAACGTCAACGATACCACTGTTCAGTCTCCAAGAGTCGCCATCGAGATAACCACCTGACCAACCACCGAGCACTTTGTAAAAGACTTTTTCTTTTCGTCCGTAACCAGTGTTGCCACTTTTTACTTGTTGGGTAAATTTAATGACAACCCAATTGTTTGGTGTATAGTCACTCATCATTTCTCTCCGTGCGCGGCATCCCATTCACCAAATATTTCTGGCGCCTGTTCGGCGGCTTGTTCCATGTAGTACTCGCCTGGATAATGTTTCAAACAATGATATGCTTCTTTACGTACTTCGGACGGAACCCTAGGAGTCTTCTTAGGATCCATTAAATCAACTAGGAACTGCCGCGTGTTATTTACCGCCCGCCTGCGTTCATTCGGCATAGTCATTATTCAGGCACTTTCCAGTAAGACAAGATTCGCTCGTACGCATCAATATCCTTGCGGAGTTCTTCTTTGTCTAATTCAGGGTCGTTTACCACATGTATATTGACATTAACGCCTTTATCGTAACTCGCTAAATCTTTACGGGCCCACTCCAAACTCTGAGAGAGTTCAGCTAACATAATCCGTTCAATCGAATCGTCTGATATTTCAATTTTCATTTGTCTTCCTCGTCTTCAATTTTATTACCATAGTAATCATGCGTACCTTCACGGTACTGTCGTCTGCGTTCGCTGAGCATCTCGGTAGATGTCATCACCACCATGAGACCTAACACTACTAGTATTAAAGAAACTATCACTGAAATTATATCTACTAACATTATATATCTCCTAATTTTGGGAAGGATGACGCAACAGAATCGCTAACTTCTGAATGAACCATATAGTCATATGCGCTACTTGAGTGACACCTTGCGATTTCTCTAGCGTCTTCGTGACACCTTGCCTGAAGTGCGAACGTACGAGTCCGACAGTTGTAATCATTATCCCACTCCTCTATCAAAAAATATTTCATTCCACACCTCTCAATAATAATTCATGCTCCATACATGCTCTATGAATCGCGTTCACATTGAGTTTTAGTACTGCTTCCAAATGACCAGTTTCCATATCAGCAATACGAATATACGACAATGGTTGGTCTCCATTGATACCATAGGTTCCCCATGAGAGAACCACTCGCTGAACTTCGTGAGGTTGGTCGTCATAGAGAGATAGGTCTACTTGATCTTCATGAACAGAGCGTCTAATATAATCCAGACCACCATCAACCATATACACCTTACCGTTCTCATCAGTATGGGTAACAAAGTCATGCCGGTGACGGGACTGGATTACAGTCCCATCTGGCGTTCTCATTGAGTTTAGTATCAGATTCCATCCACTCATTACGCCACCGCCATTTCAACCGCAAGTTCCGCAGCTTTCTTTTTCTTGACTTGGTTGGCACCAAACCACGCAGAAGTCATTCGACCATCGGCAGTACGACCCAACTGGTGGTCAGTTAAGTAGGTAACAGAGTTGAATGCCTGCCACCATGAACCACGACCGTACTCAGCGCCTGGCTGGGTTTCTAACAACTCAAACGCCTTCTTCGCATTTGGAGCAAGGTCATTGTAAGTCTTAACTTCAGCAGCAGGAGACTGTGAAGGGAATAGAGAGTTATAGTACTGAATCAGAGTATCAGCAGTGAACTGTCGTTTTGATAACAACTCTGCCATTACTTTGTATTGGTCAAACTTCTCGTGGGCAAGACCCATAGTGACTTTAACCTGTTCAGCATCGAATGCCTTACGGTGATTGATCTTGGTTGAGTTTACCGAAGTACGATTTAGAGCAAGAGCAAGACTGTTCATACAGGTTACTCGAACCGGAGTGAATCGAATGTCAATTGACTTACCGTACTCATGTGGGTTAGAGAATAGAAGGTAGGAATCAACTTGGTCACCACCAAGGATATCGAACGACTCTTTGACCTTGGCCAATGCGTAGACCATCTTACCATCTTTCAAAGAACCCGCAGAACTCATTTCCATATCACCGGCAGAGCAGTAATCATTGAAGAATTCGAATGCCTGTTCGTTTTGAACTGGATTCCAGTTACCACCGACTTGAGTCAGTACTTTAGAGTCAGTAGAGCGGACGAGTGCCTCCATACCAGTGGCAATTTGCTCACCGTTATGGTGTACGAATGAAGGGATTTTCTCAACTGTCCAGTCGACGCCTGCTTTCTGCATCATCTGGATAGGAGTTAGGTCGTTGGATACCTCGGTACCGATACCCCAAGGGCATTTACCAACAGTAGCAGAAGTTTCGATTTGAAGGATATTGTTCATAATATAGTTCTCTCTTTTAGTTAACAATTTAATTTATACCGCTAGTATAACACATGTTTCCATTACTTGTCAATACTTATTATCAAAATAACTCAATTAATTTTAAGAAACATCTTTCTCGTATATTTCGATGTTCTCTTCCGGAACATTGAGGGCAATGAGGTCACGCTTCATTTTTTCGGGATCGGCCACGTTCCACACAATGTGTCTCTCACCTAAGCTGTCAATCCATTCAAGATTCATTACGTACATTATGATTCCTCAAGCATATACATTGTTAGTATCTATTTTGTAGACACCGATAGGACTGCG